ATGTCTTTTATTGGTGCTGAACTGGCCGCAAAAATAGAATAAAAGGAAATCTAATGAAAAAATGCAAATGCAAACGACCGAAGTGCGGGCATGAATGGTTTCAGAAATCGGACAAGAAGCCGGTTCAGTGTCCGAAATGCAAAAGTTACAAGTGGGATGAACCCGTAAAGCCCTGATATTTCAAAATAGATTCCCGCGTAATCCGAACAGTTCCGCCGATCTTGATTGACTCCAACAGGTCTTTCTTGATCCAGTTCTTGACCGTTTTAATATCCACGTCCATGAACTCGGCTACTGTTCGGATTTTTAGGTTGGGTTTGTTGGGGAGTTCGAGCATGGATTCCTTTATATTTCCTGTTTATTATCGTGCTTTTATTTTTTCGTTAATAACGTCAAGATAATCCGCAATAGATAATCTATCAAAAATATCAACTCCCATGATTAAAGGCCGGTCAATTTTCTGAACAGATCCCCCGCGTAGTGTCAAGCCTATGGATAGATCAAGTAACCCCGGAATCATCATCATTGTTTTTCCACCCATAACGGTACAGTCAATCATGTGACGATTGACGTTCACTGAATATGAAGTCAAGTATGGATTATCAAATAACCAACAATCCCTACTAGACCCCATGCCGTTTAATAAGACCAGTTTGTTGCCGTCAGATATGATTTTAAAATCGGATGTTGGCATTTTCGGCCTCATCGATAAAATCGTCAACATTCTTTTCCAGAAGATCGGAATATTTTGCCTTGAGTCGGATCAGCAATAATTCAACCTTTTTGATTTCGCTGATGCGTGATTTCAAAATGCTGATTGCAAAATCTCTTGCATCTTCTTCAAGTTCTGCCTTTGCAACTTTCTCTAATTCGTTTAGTTTCATGTTATTACCCCTTTCGTTGTGGTTGTTATGATTCCCAGAAGGATTTTTCTTGTATAACCGATCCTGCCATATCTCTACTTTTCAAACCAACCGCCATAGCACATGCCACCGCGCCATCAATCCGAAACCTGGTCTTTGATTTGTCAAGTTTTCGGTTTCCTGCCGGGTCTGTAATCGTCATTGTGTTTGAAAAGTTCCATGTAAGCACCGGATTGCCGTCATGAACAAACTTTCTTTCCAGGATTGACACTTCGACTGCTTCAACAGCTTGTGTCATGGATGCGTAACCCTGGCCCCAAGGAACAAGACGGATAGCGCCATCCCTTTTATCGTCTTTGCCATCCACATAGCAATCAAGGCCAATAGCCGACATCGCAACCATTAAATCGTCAATACGATATCTGTCAAACGCCATCCCGATTATGACATATTGCTTATTTATCTGTGTGAGTTCTTCAGCGATAAAACCATATTGGATTGCCCTGCCAGGTGTCGTCTTGATTAATCCCTGTTTTTTCCAGACTGAATATGGAACCCGATCACGCTTCTCATGTTCCTGCAATGTTTCCCCCGGTTTCCAAAACCATGCTTTTATTTTATCCTGAACAGTTTTCATAAATCTATCTATGTGGGTAATTTCTTTGGTAAGTGGATCAACCCATTCAACTGTTTCTGTAATTTTACCAGACGGTTTTTCGTCATCTGAAACGGCAACAAGAGCCGTTAAGTCTGTCTTGCCTGACAAGTCAAGCCCTAAATAAATTCTTGATCCTATCTCAATATGGGCATCGCCCAAACACGCCGCCCATTCACCGCGAGGGATGAAGGGTGATGTGGCTTGACATCTTTGGTTGCAGTATAGGTTACGAAACGCAGATTCAAACGATGGCATTCGGTGTGCTCGTTTCGCCGCTGTTGCCATTTCTGATAATGATCTGAATTTATCTATTGCAGGATTGGAAAGCCCCCATGTTTTGGGATTATCAAAAATATCTTCTGCTTCTTCTGGCACTTCATATAAATGGCAAACTGTAGAAGGGTCTTTCTTTGAAATTCCATCATCTATTAATTGAGAAAGTATGTGCTGTGGATCATTGCTTTGAGTTGATATTATAATGGATAGTGGATTTTCCCTTGCCGCGCCTGCGGTATCCATTGTGTCGTACAGTTCACGATTCCGAGCCTGGGCTAACTCATCGTAGATCCAGAAATTGGGGTTGTAACCCATTTTCGTACCAGCTTCAGCAGATAGCGCCCTGTATATAGACCCAGTTTCAAATACGACCATTGTTTTTGTACTGTCAACAATTTTTACTTTAGCCGCTAATTCTGGTTCAGACCGTACAAGTTGCGCTGCATATCTAAATATTATACTGGCTTGTTCTCTGTCGTTGGCAAGGCTGTAACATTCTGAATTTAAAGTCTGTTCTGGGCCTACAAGATGAACGAGCATAAGGCTTGAAGCGAGCATGGTATTGTGGGTTGGTATAAATGTTCGCCCACATAAAAACATAGAGTTAAAGCTATCTACTTGAATACATTTTGTATAAACAGACTCAACCTTTTTAACAGATACTATCTGTAAAGATCTACTTCTTGGAGATATATCGCCATTATATTTTTGCCTTTCCAATTTTCGTTTTAATTTAAAAACTGGCAAATAGTCTCTATTTACGCAAAATTGAACATAATACGCAACGCCATCAACAGGTTTTCCGTTGCATCTTGGTTTTTTTTCTCTAACTGAATATTTTATACCAAGTGAGCCTATTAGTTCACAAAATCCTTTTAGTAAATCCTTTTTTATGGTGCAAAATTCTTGAGACCTTCCCCTTGAATCGCATGTCCCATCAGTGTCCATCAATCCTTGTAACAACGCAATCCTTTGGTTAAAATCAGCCCTCAAATAAATTTCAGGAATATGTTTATTGCCAAGAACGCCTATGTTTCTTAGTCGCTCTTGAATTGTCAGATTAGTGTGTGGTGGAATTGGAAGATTCTTTTTTCTTGCGATTAAAGTTTCTTTGTCACATGCTGAACAATGTAGATATGATGCATTACGCTTATAATCTGATTTATACGTCATAAAAGACACATCATGGTCGCGAACACATAAATTGTTATTTTTTTGAATTAAAATTTTTGAAGCCTTTGGGCGACCATTTGTTTTTAAAGTCGCCTTGACTCCACACTCATTCAATAAAGATAACATTTCTTGTGCTTCATCTTCACCAACTGTAATATCAGCACTTATTGAAGTGCCATCTCCAAGCCATGCACCTAAAACATAGGGATGTATAGGCAACTCCTTTGTTTCGCATATTATTGGATCTGGCATATTAATAAAATGGTTAGTATCATTTCTTTTTGCATAGCGTTGTGTTTTATATATTTCACGAGTATCTCTGACTTTTTTTAAATTTTCCTTTATTCTGGGGTAAACGTTATGCGACCCTGGATTATTCACTCTCGCTGTTGTGAGCCATAAATGATCCCCGTCGCAAACTATTTTTTCACCGTTTGAAAATTCAATCTCATAGCAATCAAGAAATCTATTTTCGCTTATAAAAGTAACGGTACATTGTTTTCCTGATTCATCGAAAAGAGTATCTCCCTTTTCGATTTTGCCCATAGTTGTCCATCCTGAAGGTGTTGGTAATGGTGTATTAAGCGCAAGCCCTTTTCCGTTTTTTCTCCCCATGCTCAATATGGCCCTTCTTACAATTCCATTCCCTTTTTTATCAACAGGGCCATAAACATCATTGATAAATTCCGTTTGGAAATCAAGCAGTTTAAAATTTTGTCCTGCTAATTTACCAGAAGGAACTTTCAATAATTCAATGAATCTGATTATGTCGGTTACTCTTTGTGAATATTTTTTCATATTGCCAATGACGGTTGAAAGTGTTTTTCAAGTTTATTGTGCTTTTTTAGATTTTCAACAGCCCACATAGGTCTTAAGTTTTTCAATGACCAACATTTCTTAAAATCAGCATGTTTCGGGTCTGAAAAATTAAAAACTGATTTTGGGATAATATGATCAATATGAATTTCTCCGGCCATAAGTCTTTCCCATGACATATCGCATGTAAATTTTTTCTCAATATATGTTTTTTTAAATCATTTAATGAATACCCCAACAAGCGATTCCCATTTTTGACCTGACTTTGATCCTTTTAACGACTGTCTTATCCCTGCCGATATTCTATCATTCAAAGTTCCCCTTGGAGTGTCCCTGATTTTTTGGCTGGCTATCCGTGATAATAGCCTTGCTTTTTCGATATCTTTTTCTTTCCACTTTGAATGCCTATTCCTAAACTTCATAGGATCTTCAGCATATTTTTCTATTCGCTTTTTCCTTAATTCCTCTTTATGAGATTGTGCGTATTTAACCTGACCTTTTTTTTGATATTCTTTTGATTTTTCAGGATTATTCTCTATCCATTTTTTGTTTAATTCATATGCTCGGTCTTTATTATTTTTATACCATTCATGAGCTGATTTCTTTTTAGCTTCCTTATTATTCGCGTTCCACTCTCGTTGTTTCTTTTTAGCTGATTCGGCATTTGCAAGATATCGAATCCTGTTTCTATGCGCCACACATGCCTTACAATCAGACCTATAGCCATCTTTCATGCAAGGCCGAACCTGAAATTCACTTAATGACTTTTCTTCTTGACACTTTTTGCACTTTTTTTTTCTCGGTCCCGGTAAGCTGATTTACATTTAGGACAGATTCTAATATCTGACTTTCTGGGGGTCCACACATATCCACACCTCTTACAGTTAAGTTGATTTATAAATATTTTCATATTGTCTAAGTAACACAATGCAACACAAATCACTTCTTTAAGTCAATAAGACCTTTGAATTTAGACTCTTGCTTCTGTGTAGTTATGGAAATCCTCGCCCGTGCCACCGGAGTCATGCCTAATTCGGTGGCGTATTTAATCATTTCGGCTTTTGCTTTTTCTGCCCGATCAACCAAAGGATTCTTAACCATTATTCCATCGTCGTTAATTTGTATCAGTGAAAGGAGTTTCCCGTTTGGTTGCATCCGAATCTCATTAAGAAGTTCAGTGGCGCGGAACCAAGTCGAAAACGAATCACAATAAGCTGCCATTATTCCCATGTCCACAAAAGATAACACGCCAATGGCATTTAGGCCAACCGCAAGCCGACCCCATTCTTTAAGTGCGTAATCATCAAGAAATAATGGAGGTGACGGCATCTCGATTGAAACGGCAATTTCAGTTCGGAGTTTGCGCTTACTTGGATTGCCTTCTAATAGGCTCATGGCGGCTGGTTTGGCGGGTTTGCCTTTCATTGCTTCATTTCTCGTATTGCTTCCGCTAAATCACTGATTGAATATGCAATAGAATAAAGGGCTGTTGTAATATTTTCCTTGTTGGCAGGGCATCCGTTAAGGCCCATGCTGATAGCTTCAAGTACGCCCGGATGATTAACGGTCCCGGTCCCCAATCTGTTTATCGCTTCTAATATTAAATCGAGTTGCACGTCATTCATTTTTTTACCTTATTCCAATAATGATTGGGATCGGTTGGATTACCGGAACTGTCACATCCGGCATGGGTTCCGTGAATATCGACCAGTTGCTTAGTTGAATTATGATGTGCAGTGCAAAGTGACTGCCAATTTGATTGCTTCCAGAATAACGCAGGATCGTTGTGGTGGGGTTTAATATGATCAATTACAGTAGCAGGCACGTCTCTGCCTTCACGTTCGCACATGACGCATAAGCAATGTTCAGGGTCGGAAAGAAACGCCTTGCGAGCTTTGCGCCATCGTTGATCATCGTATAAACGCTTGGGTTTTTTCATGATTTGTCTTTATAAAAACTCAAAATGGCCATAATTGCGGAATCTAAACTTGGAGGAACCAGCCGGTTAACAGTTTGAAATGTTTGGAAGATTTGACCACCCCCACCCTGGGCTGTTTTTTATCCTGTAATATCAACACATTATCAAGTATTACCAATTTTACCAGCTTTTTCATTGTATGTATACTTTTTTGGCTATCTTGTCAAGTGGTATTACCAATTTCAATTTGTAAATTGGTTAGTTGGTATTACCAATTTTATTGGTTTGGTTGTTTGGTTGTCTTGTCTCTTTTTTATCTGGCCAGCTATCGCCCTGCTGATGTCGTGGGTCACACCCTGGCCAGCTATCGCCCTGCTGATGTTTTTGAATTACGAATTACATTAATCAATCGAGCTGGATGTCATTGTTTATCATGTAGCTGTTTACCGCCTATATATTAATGGTATCTCACGCCAAATAACTATCCGTTTTCTTTACAATAATATCAAATGTCAACTTCAGTTCATTTTTGCGTACTTTTAACCTATTGATTTTATTATACGGTTCAAAAAAATAAACCCAAAAACCCCCATTTGTTCATATTTTTGAACATTTTGCATTTTAGTCGTATTTTTTTCTGCTCACAATTCCCTGCCCAATAATTTTTATATCTTGTTATATCATGAACTTATAAACTATTTTACTTATTATAATATGGTTGGCATTAGTTGTGCATTAGTTATAGCCAAACGAAACATGAACCTAATCACGATAGTCCATAGATTAGGTGAGCGCTTAACCCGCTGTCAGTACGGGCAACTGAGTTAAGAAGCACCGGAATAAATCAGCATGTCCGCATGAGGACACACGACTGAGAAAAAGCC